TTCTTTTTTAATTCTGAGGTTTTTGTAATAAGGTCATTAAGTGCTACAACGCCTTGATTATTTTGAACATTTGTTGCTGCGGATCTAATAATATCTTTTAGGCTATCATTTAAATATTCTCCCTGAAGTTCTTCAAGGTGGTGCTTTGTCGCTCCTACATTTGCTATTGGTTCAAAGTCTCTAAATTTTTCTGTAACTAATTCTGCTGGGGGCAAAGTTGCGTTAGCCTCAAAGTATAAACGAATAAATCCCCATATGTCTCCATGGGTCCTTAAAAGATTTTCAACATTGGCTTGAAGAAGAACATGCATCTGCTTATCTTTAAGCACTGCTGTAATAAGTTTTGACTCTGTATTATTCACTTAGCCACTCCTTTGCCATTCTTCTACGCTCTGCTCTTTCTAAACTATCTTTTATGTTATCTCTTTGTGCTTTTAATATTTTTTCTGCGTTGTATGCAAAGTAGTTCCAAGAAGGATTCTCTGCAACTGAAAAGTAATACTCAAGTATATCGTAACACCCTGGCAATGTATATGATTCAACAAGGGCATCAGATGCCCATTGCTCTACATTTAAGTTAAGGGATGGCTTCGATTCGTACCTTGCGGTATGATACTTGCTGTATCTTGAAAGCAAAGCCATACGGTCTTTGCGTTCTACCATTATCCTTCGGCAGCCTCTTCTTGTGCTTCCCTAATTTTGTCTGTAAGTTTATCTTCAACAAACTTGTAGACACGCTCAAAAGCCTGGTCTGGTGTTTCTCCACTACGCCTTGAATCAACAATGCCAAGATCAAGTCTTAGTGATTGAAAGTTGCCAAGGTTAAGCGTGTATCCAAGTGTTACAGATACTTTTGTATCTTCGTTTTCCATTTTATACCCTTCGTTAAATAGATTCGTTCCAGATTGGAATAAATCGTCCATCTTCTGTTTTCCTATAAGTAAGTATACCATCGCCCATTCTTCGTGTCAACTCTTGTTTGCTAGGCGTAATATCATTTGTTATTAATTTATCTTTTCTTGGCCGACCAATATGATATGAAGCAAGTATATCACGTATCTCTTTTACCTGCAATTCTGAGTAATATGATCTTACTTGGAATCCTCTTGCTCCACCTTTTTGAGATCCCGTTGGAAATGGAATGACTCCTCGTTTCATTAATGATGGCATGTACTTTTTATGACGATTAACTAAATCAGCAGTCTGACCTACCGTGTATGCTCGCTCTCTTTTATTTCGGAAATCACTAATTAAACAACTTTCAATTTGATCCTTTATAATATTATAAACAGACATTATTCCGTTAGAGTGGTTGTAGTGATGTATTCTAACAAGGTCTCCATTAAGAAACCAAACCTTCTTGTTTCCTGGTATTACAGGTGACTCATTGTATTTTTCGCTCTCAATAGTTCCCTTTTTAGTAACCATCGTCCCTCCGAAGTTTGATTAGGTGGATGAAAAAATTTTCTTGATCCACAAAGAATGCAAAACAGTTCTAGATTATTTATTTCTGTGTACTGTCGATCTATAAGCATTCTTCCATTGCACTTTACACATTTAATCACTTAGTAGGTTTTCCAACCGCTATAATATTAATTCCTACTGGAGTCTCTCCTCCAACATTAAACTTAACGAATCCTTCAATTTTTGACGGTGTTAGACTATTAATTGTAACTGTTACATCTTTTCCTGAATCCGTGGTTTTGCTGTTATATGCTGTGGCTGTTGCAATTGGAGCGTATGCAAACTGTTTTTTAAAGTCGTAGGACCAAGAAAGAGAAGTTCCTGCTGGTTGAAGTGATGATGGAGACACTGTTGTAAAACCCGCTTCAATTTGAGCCCCAGAAGTTTTCATTTCTTGTGGACCTTCTGGTCCTTGGGTATATACTCCAACATGGCCTACCCTGGAGTCGCTGCCTAACAGAGTATATAAATCATTAATAGATTTAACAATCTCATATATGTAGGTTACGTCCAATGGTTGCCCACGTTCTGGAACAGGTACTATTGCCATACTCTAATTATACCAGACCAAACAGGCCAGAATCATATACCTCAAGATAGTCTGCAAGTTGTGGACTTGTAGAAGATATCTGGACAATTACCCTTACAGATTGTGTTCCATTTTTTAAAAAAGAATAACTCTTTGAGCCAGTTGAATCTAAATATGTTGGAGTTGCTCCATCAAAGCCCACAAAGATATCATATGTTATTTGTATTGATGCTTGGCCAGTTGTCCAATTTACTAAGATAGTATTACCAACTTTATTTATGTCACCTGGTCCAATAACTACAACATCAGATCCAGCAATAAATATTTTTGAGTAAGCAGACTTTCTATTTTTATCTTCTGATACAATTCTAAATCTAACAACTCTCGAATTTGAAGAAGTTACTTTTCCAAGAAATTCTTTTTTGATAACAACATTTTTAATTCCTTTATCTGCCACGGCTAAACCCCCACGGAGAATCTAAATTCAATATAGTTTGTTGTGTTTGGTGCCTTTACAATTGGCTTTGATCCAACAGTTCTTATTACAGAGTAGCCTGTAAGCCCGTATAAAGAGTTTGTAGAGGTGATGTTTTCTAGTCTTAGTCCATCCAAACAAACATAGAATAAGTCTGATGGCACTCCTGCTTCAGTTACACAAGAATATATTTTTGCCACAGTAACTTCTCTCCAGTCAAAGTTGTCCGTTTTGTTTAAATCTTTTAGTGCTTTGGTTACAACTAAATATCTATTTGTTGAAAGATTTCTATTGTCTGGTGAAGTTCCAGCAGTGTAACCAAGGTCGTCAATGTCTACCTCAAACCTGGCATACTCTTGAGGAATATCTGATCCTGTGTAAGAAAATTCTAACATAATCTTAACATTATCTGGAACTGTATTTGGGCTAGGATTTTTGCTTACAACAGAAAATGCCAACCTCAGTTCATCAAGTGGGCTATTTTTTGTAAAATCCACAGTTGTTTCGTTAAGCCTAATATATTTTGATCCAGCACCTATGTCTAATTTCCCTGAAACATTTCTTGTTAGTGTAGAATCGTTTCCAACCATGGCAATTATATTATTTAAAAACCTACACCTTTCATTCCTTGCTATTCTGTTTGAATTTGTAAAAATTCTATTATCTGCATTAGTTAAAAAAACGTTTGAGGTCTGGTTTATAATTCCATTGTCAGCATCTCCATCTAGTGGCTCAGGAACAGGTGGTATTGAAATAGCAGAAGATCCAAAAGGTTGGTATAACCAATTGTCTGTGTCAGCAAAAGAATAAACGTTTCTACTATCAAAAGATGCAGCAACTGGGTTTGATGCAGCAGAGAATATTCCAATCTCTGTTATTTCATATCTTTCTTCTGTTGGTAGTTCTGCTGTTAAGACTACCTTATCTATACCGTCCTCATTTACAAAGCCTCTGGAAATAATAGGGACACGAAACATCTCAAAGTCTAAAGAGTCCTTTAGGCTATAGTCGCCAAATGTACCATCAGAAGCCAGTGGTGGTGCCCCACAGCCCACAGCAATGTGGGAGGCATATGATTGGGTCTGTCCAACAAGATACTTGGCTAAAAGATTTTTACCTATATTAGTTATCATTAATTTCCTCCACCATATATTGTATCACTAAAAACATCTCCACTATTTAATACCTGAACCTCTAACTGCTCATCCCTCCTGGTGTTAATTAGATTAATAACCAGGTCCCCTGTTATTGGATCAATATATACAGGCTTACAGTTTGGTACCTTTTCTCTTTTCGTTAGGTCTGGATCTGTTCCAACTAAGTCATAACCAGTACCGCACTCGGGAAGCCTATCAAAAATAGAGAAAGACAAAGATTTAAAATAAGAATCAGATAACTGAAGCCTTAAAATGTTGTTTGGGTTGTATTGTAAATATAGATCTGTTAGGTTTTTAATTGGAGAATAATTAACCTTTTGTCCATTTACTAAATCGTGTCTTGATATTGTTGCTAGTTCATAGCCACCGATATCTTCAAATATTAAATCTGTCATTGTTTCAATATTTAGAACTTCATCTCCAAAAATAATTAAATCTGGGGTTGCAATTTTTACTGAAGTGCTATCTATTTTTATCTTGGCTTCTGGTAGGGCTGCTGCTGAGTTAGTAGAAGTCCCATTAATAATTTTGTCTGCCACTATACTACCTCACTTAAAAATAATGTCATGTCTGGTCCGTTTGAACTTCTTGAAAAATCAATGTTGTATACTACAAATCTATTTTGTGGATTTGATGCCATACTTATATTATTTTCTACATAGTCTAAAGTAACTATGTCTCCAAGTTGAATTGTTGGAATTGAAAATATTTTAACTCCTAAAGACTTTCTAGGCTTTGATGTTTTTTCAACTATCCACTTCATAAGTCCTAGCGCTTCGTCCTGTGACTGAATATACTGAGTGTCTAAAGAAAAATCCTTTTTGCCGTATGTCATTCTACTAAGTTTAATATCTTGGTAGTCTTGTTTAAATTTAAAAGGATTAGAAATTAATCTATCTGACACAAACTGTGGATTTGATTCAAGACTATTTTTATTAAAATAATCGTCAACTGTTAGTTTGTTACTAGACTGTTGTGTAAAAGTAATACCCTGAATTCTTAAATAGTTTCCACTAGTCTCGTCCAGGTTTAGTTGTGTGTCTGTTGCATTAAATATTAAGAACTCTGCCCCGTAAGATCCCGCTTTAAATCCAGAGACAACATATCCTTTTATATTATTAAATGTTGGAGAAATTTTTGCAGTTAGTGCTGGGTATGCTTTATCATATTTAAAATTAAATGACGCTGCTTCTCTCATAATACTGCCAAACTCTTCAAAGTATATGTTGTATTTTGGAGGCTCTGAAGAGCCTATTCCAGAAAGATATGTACTTTGAATCAAACCGCTTATTGCATACTTTCTAAATGATTCTCCTGCAGTTATTTCGCTGTCTCCAAAAACTGAATTGACTGGGGCGCCTGTAGAAAATACTGTATTTTGGGAATAGTTGCCAGACAGTGCGTAAACATTTTCAAACATTGCCCTGGCTGATCCTCTTGTAAATAATGCAATATTAGAATATATTGGAAGTGGATCTGGATCATCAACAGTCTTTATCATTTTGCCATTTAGATATAAATAAAACCTACGAACCTTTCCTACATCTTCATACTCAACTGCTAAATCGTAAACTGTTGGGTTTTCTTCTGCAAACATTCTTGATTGTCCAGTAAACCTTCCATCGTCTACTAGAATATTGGCAAGTCCATCATACAATACAACTGGAACAGCCTTGCCACCATCTGATTTTATCTTATAAAAAAACACATTACTAACTGAGGCTCTATCGTCTGACGATAATTTTTCTAATCCAAGTGCTGCTATCTCAAAATAATATCCTACATTTGTAGAGGTGTTTAACATAACTGCTATTCCAGCAGAGCCTCCAGAAATTGTAACATTCTTATCTGGGGTAGATCCATTTACAACATAATATGCTGTTGCACCGTTTGCAGTCTGTCCTGAGTCATTCCCGCCTTCTATTTTCCCAACAATTCTTAGTCGTGTCCCAAAGTGTTTGTATTTCTTTTCTGAAAAAGATTTAGAAACGTAAGATATAAAGTTTCTTGGCTTTTCTTTTGTTGTAAAGTTGGGGCCTGTTAAAGAAAGAGCAGAAGACTGAATTGATCCTGGATGTGGCTGTGTTCCTGTTGTAATTTCTCCACTCATAACTGTTGACATAAAGT